ATAACCTTGTTTTTCCATAAATTCTTGTAACTGCTTTTTCGCTGTAAGTTTATATTTATCGTTACACCACCGCGCAACCCTTGTCGGAAAGCCGTACCTTTCGTAAAGTTCGCTCCACGATTTTGTCGGCTTTATTCTCACAAACTTTATTCCGAACCGCTCGCATTCCGACTGCATATAATCAATTACGTTTTTTATGAACGGATAATCGATTTCAAGTTCAAAATGCACCACACCGTCAAGCGGGTATTTATCAAGGTTATGTAAAATGAGATTGAGCATAAATAAACTGTCTTTCCCGCCCGACACGCTCGCCCAATATACGGGCGCAATGCTAATTCTGTGCTTTGCATAATTCCTCCACATAGCACCACGACTGCGGCGGGCGAGTTACAATCTTTTTCCCTTTTTCTTCGCACCAGCATTCAAAATAAAGCGGGTTTTTACAATTTTCGCAACTGACTTTGCAAGGTATACAGAACTCGCTTAACTCTTTCGGCTTATCATAAATCTTCAAGGCAGTAATATGTAAGCCGTAGCCGTCTTTGTTGCCCAAATAACCAACCATATCGTCATAATCAAGACAACTTTGGCGAGCAATCTCATTCGTTACGCTTTGTTCTTCGTCTGCGACAGAAAACCTGCTGCCTTGATTTTTTATCAAATAGACCTTATCGCAGACAAACTCGCCGATTACTTTTCCCATATCCGTGTAGTGCGATTTATTATCAAGAAACGAATTAAATCTATCGTCTAAATAACGCCTTTTGCTTTCTTTTGTTTCGTAAATATAAGCCTTAAACGGTACTTCTTTTGGGGCAGTCTTGCGTACTTCGATACGTTTCTCGTAAATCGGCTTACCGTTCTCGTCTTTGCCTATTTCGTGGCAAATTTTTTCGCACCATTTCGGGCGAACTGATAATAATATGTCTTTCATTGCTCATACTCCTTTAATAGTTCGTCGATTTCTTCAATTAAACCTATTTCTGCATATCCTTGGAGATAATCTCTTTCGTGTATTACATTTTTCAACTTTTCCGCAAACTCTTTGACCGCTTGCTTCCTTTGCTCGTCAATGTTGCACATAGCGTTCATTTCTTTGACCGTATCTACGCTTAATAAAACTTGCTTTAACCTTTCGGTCAACCGCTCGTTTTCGGCTTCTCTTTCTTCAATGCCTTTTATGTAGCCCTCTTTATATGCCTTTTGCGTGTCGCTTGCCAAGTCGCTTGTAAAGGTCTTGCGATAGCCTGCATTGTAAAGGGCTTCGGCGTGTCTATAGGAATTACATTGCCCGTTTTTAAAGTCGCATTTTGCACATTCTTCTGCGGTATGGGCTTGTGGGTTTCTCACACATCCAATGACTGCCATTTCTTCGATCTGCTGTTCTTTGTTCATTTTTTGTACTCCTCCAACACTATATCTATAAGCACTCTTAAATCGTGAAAAGATACAAATTTGAATTTATTATTTGTCCTTAGCAATTTATCCACAAACTCTTTTACGGCTAATTGTCTTTGTTCTTTTGCAAACTTTTTTTGCTCAGCAATTAAAGTAGCCGCACTATCCGCATTGTCTTGAATTATAGCATCAAGCCTTTTAATCTCGCAAATCATTTGCGCTTTCCACGTTTTCGCTTCCTGTTCGGGGTTTTCGCAAAGTGTAGTCGGAGCGTAACCCATTTCGTCAAATTCGGCAAGCAGGTCTACAATTTCTTTATTCACTATTTCATCTCCTCATAATATTTGCACTTTTCCTCGCCCCTTTTTGGCACTTCAAGGCAAGCACAATTCTCGCCGTTTAATTGAGCATTGCACCCGTCACAAGTCGGAGATAAATTGCAATAAGACCCGTATTTGTAATAATTGTACTTGCACGTTTCGCAGTCTGTTTCTGCAAAAACTTTGCTTCTGTCTTTATTCATTTTATTCCGTCTCCTTTTCGCCGTATTCGCAAAAATCACCGTCTCCACAGGCTTGACTCTTCGTAACGCAATAGCCGTCGTTGTAATAGCGGCAATCGCCGCAAAACACCGTCTCAGGCTCTTTCACAACTGTGTACCGCTTAACTTTGCATTTTTCGTCAAATCGGTTTTTCACCGTGATAAATTCGCTCTGAATTTTTATTCCGCTTTTTCGCAACTCGGATATTCGGCTCGCCAGTCTCATTACGCCCAATTCCGTCATTGCCTCGTATTGAGTTATCCAGCCGTTTGTCTGCATATACTTCAATACTCGTTCACTTTGTGTTGGTCTTTTGTTGTTTTCCATTGTTTCCACTCCTTATTTCATTTATTGTTGTCTGAATTTTTGTTTCAATTTCGGCTTGATTTTTACCTAATAATTGCCCAAATATTGCCATTAAACAAGTTGTTACTATGCTATCGCCAAAGCAATGATATTGTGCCGAACGGCTTAAATTCTTGCCGATTTTGTATATGTCGTCGTCTTTAACGCCCATAAGCCTGCCACATTCTTTTTCGGTCAATTTGCGTACTCTGTATTCTCGCAAATTCGGCTCTACGATGCGGTTATTATGTTTTGGAGAACTGCCGTCGGTTGTCAGACAACCGATTGTTTCGTGCCTTATGCAAGAGTTCTGCTCGTCCAAAGCAAAAGGTTCTTTAAAAACTGTTTCTTCCATAATTTTAGGTTCTGTATTACCCCCCCCACACGTTGTCACCGTCGGCGCGCAACCGTCCGTGTCGTAAACCCTGCGCGTACAATCCATTGTTTTCTCGAATTTTCCACCGAGCCGACCTGCTATTTTACAATTCATTTTTTCTCCTATTACAACGTGCCAACACGCAATGTGTGCATCTATCGTCGGGCATATATCCAGCAGAGGTTCTACCCCCCCCACGGAAGTACCCGTGTCCTAATCGAACAATTACCTTTTCGTCCATAATTCAACTCCATTTTTGCCATTACAGTCAATCGTTCGGCACAATCCTTGCATCCCCCCCCCCTTTCAAAAGATGGTGATTTACCAAGCAACAAGCCATTTGCCTCATCAATGATAAAGTTGTCGCACGGACGAGTTCCGTTTTTCGTGAGGAGTGAGTTCGCTATACCGCTCCCATTAGTCGGCTCAAATTTAAAGCCGTTTCCACGCTCTGCATTTATTGTATTTCGATTAAAGTATGTTTCCAAAAGTTTCTCGCTTATATAATAATTTTGGGCAACATTGTTTTCAAGCAAATCTTTTAGTTTTAAATTGCACCCAAGCGGTTTTGGGAACTCAAAATAATGATTGCCCAATACGCTTACCATAAAACACCTTTCACGATTTTGGGGTATTCCGAAGTTTGTAGCATTTATTACTTGCCATTTTGAGTGATAACCGATTTTATCTAAAAATGATACCCATTCAGCAAACGCTTTAATATTCTTATTCCCTATTACTTGTTTAACGTTTTCCATTAAAAGAATTTGAGGTAATTCTGGGATTTCCTTCAAAAGCCTTTCAACTTCCCACAACAACCCACTTCTTGTTCCACTTCCCCTTTCCATTCCTTTACCAAGTCCCGCCGCAGATAAGTCCTGACAATTATGCACTATCGTGTTTTGCACTGTAAATGAGTGATTATTTTCAACTTCTATATCGTATACATTCGATTGCCCACATTCGGTCACGCTTTTGATAGGAAACCAAATAAAACCATTTTCATAAAACGCTTTATCTTGCTTGCATACCTTTTCTTTCCAAATCAACTCGTATGTGTCGTGTTGATTTACAGTTCTACCCTCAATAACGCAAGTTTTCGCTCTCTTTGTATGATAAATTCTATACGGCATTCTATATACTTTTGCAACACATTGACCAAGCCCATATATAAGTCCTCTGCTTATACTTGTTGCCTTATTATATCCCTTTATCACGCACCCGTCAGCACTCATATAGCCGTTTAAAAACGAACGCAAAAGGTCTCTCGGCAAGTCCAATATAGTGTTTGTTAAATGCTTGTTTATCGCACCTTTCCCAAATTGTTCAACGAACTGCGAAAATTCTTTTTGCGGAATATGTATTTTATATATCGTCCGTTCTTTCACAATATTATATTTAAACAATTTATCGAGTTTTTTAACAAGGGTATCTAACTTCTTAAAAGAACAGCAAATAACGATGCCGCCTTGTTTTCTTGTCCAGCCGTCTCCAATATATCGCCCTATTACATACCAAAAATCAGCATATTCCATAAGACCAGCCAATTCGTTTTTGTGACGTGCTTTTCTTCCGTCAGACCAATTATAAGTAATTCCATCCCACGAGGGAATTATTGCTTTTTGATTTATTGCGACGCCCAAATAATCACTTTTTGTAAGTTGCACCGCCTCTTTCCAATATGGGTCTGAAAAAGTCCGACGAGAAAAATGTCCTACTCTACTCATAGTTCTTACAAAAAACTTGTGATTTGTAGTGCATTTTATTTCGTCTATTGCCATAGCGTTAATTTTTAAAATGGGTTTAATACCATTGTTAAAAGTTTTCACGACTTTTTGATATGTATTATCGTGAGTAATAACCATCTCCCCAGCCTGAATTTTATCTATTGTTTTATAGCCACTATTCGTTAAGACAAGACTATCTGCCGTAAAACAGGGGAATGAGTACGTCATAATATAGTTATATTTGTCGGTGTCTTTCACCTCTAAGTCTTCGCCTTTTATATTGCAAATTGAAACAAGGTTGTGCGAGGCTTGAATATTGTTGTAAATTGTCCGCAGTTTTTTCTCACCGTATCTATTCAACTGCTCTTTTGTGAGCGGCTGATTATAATCTGCACTGACGCCCATTTTAAAGAGAGTTTCAACAAGTTCGGGTTTGCCAAGTTCCTTTGAATAATCGTTATTATCTTCGGCAAAATGCAAATCTTTTAACGCCTGTATAGACGGTATCGCCCATTCGCAAGTTTTATAATGCTCAAACGGAACGCCCAAATATTTTAACGCTAATGCTTGACTGTCGTAACCGCTAAACAACGAAATAAGTCGTATAGGTTTTTCAATTTTAAACGGCTTTTCGCCGTCAAACATACTAATCTGCATTTTCTTTTTCCAAATAGATTTTTACAAAATGGGCGAATACAAACATATCTTGACGGTCGATTTCGCCCCTCAAAACCGTTTTGCAAATCTGTTCGGCTTTTGCAATTAAATATTCCTTTTCGCTCAAAACTTCCATTTTTTCTCCCATTTATAACAAAAGCACACACCTCGGTCGGTACGAGCGACTTCGGCGTATGCGTTTTGACTTTTTAAATGACCACATATTTAAGTAAAAAGACCTCGTACTTCTTTCAACCTTAATTGCATTATACTACTTTTGTTTGCCGTTGTCAACCGTTTTTGCGATTATTCGCAAATTTTTTTATTTCGGTGGAAGATTTCAGAACGCAGAACGGACGAACCCATAAAGCAAAAACATCATAGCAAGTCTTCACCTTATTTTTGAGGTCATCGACATAACAAACATAAACACTATATTCATATTCAGGACTTTCACCAGTCAAAGTCCAATACCGTTTGCCAATTTGTGGAATAATTTTGCAATATTTGCGATATTCGTTGATAGATATTAGCGATATTTTATCTACACATTTACCATAATCATCACAACCGTCTTGGGTTCGCAAATCTCTTTCGAATTCAACAAGGTCGGATAAGTCTATTTCGGGAAATATGTCGTACATTTCTCGCCTTAAAGAGCATCCCTCCCAGTTATTTGTCATTTGCCCCCAAACACATATTTGATTAGTGTTATTTATTGCGAAAATTTTAATATTGCCGTTTTCGTCCTTATCAAGAACAGTCCACAGCATATTTGCATACAATATGGTATCGCCAATTTTTGCCTCATTTGCTTGCATTTTTTTGTTTCTCCTTTAATCTGTTTTTTGCCTTAATATAATTTTCGTCAGGCACCGCACCCAACGATTTTAATTTTTCGTTCGGGTCGAGAAAGTCGCCGCAAATTATATTGTTTGCGAGTATTCCGCTTGCCAAAAGAATTGACAACTCGCTTGCTTGCGGAAACTGCGTTATAAACTGCTTTAAAAGCCGAGTTCGGCACTCGTGGCAGTTGTCCGCTTGAATATCCACGCCAACAACGCTTGCGAGGGCTTTTAAGCCGTCTTTTTCGTTCTGACAAAACTTGTACTTACGGTCAAGTATTTCAACGAGGAAGTTCCCTGTTCCGCAGGACGGTTCGAAGAACGTCGTTTCAATATTTTCCCACATTTCGGCAGGAATAAGGTTGCACATATCCTTGACGATAAAGTCGGGCGTAAATACTTCGGCGAACTCCCGAACTCTCTTTTTACTTTTTATAAGTTTCTGCTTCATCGCAAGTCAATATTTTATGCCCCTTTATAATAAATATCGTAAATTTTCCGTTCGTACTGTTTGCTGTTTGCAACAGCCTCTTCTTTTGTTAAATGGACTTCGTTTTCGGCTCGTTTCAGACCGCCGCTTAAAAAATACAACGGTTTGCCGCTTCGTCATATTTCAACGCAAGCGATTTCCGCTTCTTCTTGTCTGAGCGGCAACAATTCGCCTCTAAAATACGGAATGCGATTTATCCAAACCTTTTGCCCGGGGTCAAACTTCGTCTGTATCTGCATACTTCAACCTCTCAAAGTAATTGATTATGCCGTTGGAACATTCTTCGTCGAACGGCTCGTAAGTTTCGTCAGTCGCGAACTTTTCGTTGCATTGCTCTCGCCATAGGCATACCTTGCAACTCTCGCAGTCGCTACGCCTTATAAAGTCCGCCATAAGTTGCTTAGTTGATTTTACCCCTCCCCTCAATTTTTCGGGGGTTGTCTTATTTTTTGAGTTCATTTTCGTACTCCTTTGCCAAATCGTCAAGGCTTTGCCTTAATTCGTCAAGTTGCTCTTTGTATTCGTTGAGTTCGTCATTATATTTGTTTAGAGTAAATTTAATATCACTTTTTAAACAATCAATACGATACTTTATCGTGCTTTTCGCTCTTTCATACATTGCTTTCCCCGCTTCTTTTCCGTTTGCGGTTTTTCTGTACCCTGCTTTATATATAAGTTCCGAAACCATATCTTCCCAATCGCAATCTTCACAATATTCCGCTTTGCAAGCATTGCAATTTTTTGCAATCAAATCTCTTATTTCTTTTATTCCTTTTTCTTCCTCTGTCATATTTGCAAAAACTCCTTTAAAATTATTTCGTGTCTTTTTTATCTCGCTCTACTTTTTCTTGCAATCTATCTTCTTTTGTGAAACGGTTAAGTATGAGCATAATCATAAGCACAGTAAATTCGCCAACAAACCAACCGACTACTAAGCCTATCCAAAACATTATTTTTCACCTCTAATAAATTCCAAAAAGTTTTCAAACGCCTTTTCTTTGTTTTTGTTCGGGTTGCCTTTAATGGAAAAATCAAGCGACTTTTTAAACCAATGGGCAACTTCTTTTTGAGCGTTTTTATAACCTTGCTTTAAGCCGTCGTAATAGCCCCGTGACGGCTTGTTTGCGGCAATCCCGACCTTTCCCACGCCTTGCGAGCCGCTCGTCTTGTTGAGCAACTGATAGCCCAAATCGGCGTAATATTTTATGAATACCTGCTCTTGCATATTCAGACTTTCTTCGCCGTATTCAGCAAACGCAATATTCCACCCGTCAGGGCGAGTTTCTCTGTCGTATAGCCCGTGACTTTTTAGCGAGCGGTCAATGTGTTGCTCGTAGCCCATAAGATGCTGAGCAAGCCGTGTTAAAATATGCTTTGCCTGCCCTATATAAGCGTACTTAAAACCGTTGCTATCTTTTCGGGTAAGTATGTAAATTCCGCTTCTTTCGGGCAAATGCGGGTTGACTTTTAAAAGTGTCTTTTTCGCCGCCTCTTGCCGTGCCTTTATTTGCCTATAATTCATTCATTGTCTCCTTTAATCGCATTTAATTTTTACAGTTTGCTTTTCTTCGGGGTCATATCCGAACGTGTCTTTTACCTCTTCCGCCATTTGTATACCGTAAAGCACGTCAGGACAGTATACCCTTGCAAAAAACGCTCCTGCTCGATATTGCAACATCTGCTCGGGCATTGTTTTCCACTTGCTTCCGGGCTTGTTTACCCAGCCTTCGTCTTGTGCCATTTGCATAGTGATTTTTGCTCCGCAAACCTCTTCGCCTTGAAGTGTAGTTGTTGTCATATAACAGCCCCATTCCCTCGTGTTCGGCTCGCCGAAAAAAACGGGTTTTAACGGTCGGGCAAATCTACGGCTGCCGTTTACAAGTGCGATTGCAAATTGTCCAGCCCAAGCGGGTTTGCCTTTAACTATGTAAAGATTTTGCATAATCGTCAGCGGAGACATTCCGCTTCTGTTTGCAAGGTCAACCGCAATTAAACAGTTTTCGGGTCTGCCGTAATAAGTATCTTGCGGCACTAACGCACTTTTTGAAAGATAGGTTGCAACCTTAAACGCCTGTTCAAGCATTCCCTTATCGTTCCACATTGAACGGTACTGCGGAGTTGCTATCATTTCAGAGGTTTGAGCCGCTTGAAGTTCCGTGTTTTCAACTTTTTGAATTTCATTATCCATTTTCTTTTTCGTCCTTTTTCTGCCTTTTTTTAGTCTTTAAAGCGTTATGCAAGTTTAAACAACTCATAAATAACGTATCGTCCATTTCAAACGCTATCATTTTGTATTTTTGGTCTTTGCTTAAATGAAGTATAAATAACGCTCCGACTTCGCCTAAGCCGTTTATTTCGACGTTCTTCTTGTAAGCGTTTAATTGTATTTGAGCAAGCACCTTTTTTACTGCGCTGCTTGTTTTTAAATCAATTATCGCAAGTTTTCCGATTTTGTCGTGAATATCTACTTTACAATCTTCAAAAACTTTGTCGGCGAATGGCTCATCAATTTTGTAGATGCGGTCAATCGTTCCTGCGTATTTTAACGCTTCATTTGCAAGCGGTTTTTCAATCGCAACATAATCGCCGATTTTATAATCTTTTTTAAATTGCACATACGCTCGGATATAATTTTCAATTTCTTCCGTGCATTCTACTTCTTTGTACTTGTCAAGGATTTCGGTCGCTTTATGTACCGCAGACCCTCTCTCGCAGGCATTGTCAAGATTGTATTGCATTACATCGCCGTAGATTTCACGGCTCGCAAATCTTGCAATTTCTGAAACACTCGGCACTTCCTCGCCGTCTACTTCGTAACGGTGTTCATCGTCAAAAAATATAAGTTTTGCCATTATTCGCTCCACCCACAGCAAGGACAGGATAAATGTGGCAGTTGATATTCGTCGTAATTGCCCCGCGTTTCCAATTCTTCGCCGCAGTTCGGACAGTAGCCGTCCTCTTTTAAATCTTGCTCTAAACGCTCAATTTTGCCGTTTAAAAACTCGATTATTTCGGGCTTGTCTGCTAATTCGTCTTTAAGGGCTTTGAGCCTTGTGAGACAGTCAAACGTGTCAGTATGCCCGATTGCATTGTCTATGTAACACTCAATTATGTATTCTAAATTTTCCATACAGCCTCCTTAAATTTTGTACGGACAACCGTCCGTATCTTCGCCTTTAATATCGCAAGCAACCGAGATTGCGTAAACGCCGCATTTTGTGAAGTCGCACCGATCGCAGTCGAGGCAATGAATTGTTCGCAAATCATTTATAGCAGGGTCTAAGTCCTGAGCGGCGGCGTTCGATATTGCCTCGGTATAACTGCTATATTTCCCGACAAGTCGTAAAGCATTGCTTTCCATAGTCCGTTCAATTTTGTTTGCATAAGGCTTACCCATACGCTCAAACAAACTGCGGTTAAACGCTTTTGTAATATGTCTACGTTCTTCGCCCGTAAGTGTTGGGCTTTTGCTCATTTCTTCGCAAGTCGTTTGCATTGCGAGAAGTATTATGTGCCGAGTTCGGTCGGCGGCGTTAAAGTAAGTTTTCATTTTTCGGCAATCTCTTCCAATGTTTTTATTTCGCCGAGAATATCGTCGCAAACTTCTTTTTCTTCGTCGCTTTTGAGATATTTTTTGTAGATTTCTATGTATTGCCGCAATTTCCACAACACACTTGCTTCGCCAGCCTTGCGTCCTTCTCTATAAACTTTCATTTCTTCGTTGACATTCATTGTAAAACTCCTTCCTTTTTTTAATCTAAATATCCTATGCCGTGATTTTCTTTGTACTCTTCCCACGCTCGTTTTATTGCCGTAGTCATCGGTACGCCCGTGAAGTCAGAGTACTTTCTTATCTCTTGCACAAACGCCTTTTGAAAGCCGATTTTTTCTTGATAATCGTTTGTTCTCGGGCGTTTTTTTTCGTTCTTTTCGCCGTCCATTGTTGTCTCCTTTTATTTTTGTACCTTTATTTTATCATACCTTACAAGGGTTGTCGAGTGTTTTTACGTCCTTTTTTAAATTTTATTAAAATTTTTGCAAACAGCACTTCCAGGCGGCTAAGTTTAAACCATTCGCCCCGAACGTTTTTCTTTTTAAACCGCCTATGAAGCCGTTTTTCAAAATTATGATAATCTCTCACCCATTCATCATTGTCTACTTTTTTTGCTCTGAAAATTGATTGTCTCATTTTGTCACACCTCTATATTTATTATTTTGCCCTTTTGTTTTAAAACGATTTTCAGGGTTTCGTTTTCGTGATATTTGCGAAGAATTCGGATAATTTCTTCCGCCTCTTCTTTGCAGGTTACGGACAAAATCGTGATTGCGTTCTGCCCGTTAAAATGCCTTACGATTTCTAAGTACATTCTTCTACACCTCTTTTTTGTATCTCATATTTCGGCTTTCGTCTCGCTTGACCTCGATTATATAATCTTCGGTTGCCAATTCGTAAATTCGACTTGCCATAGCCTCGTCGATTGCCGTAAGTTCGGCGATTGTTTTTTCGCTGCTTATAATCGTTATAAATCGCTTGTTTTTTGTCGCTCGTGCAACGTTGTAGCGATAATCAAGTATCTGGATCGCCTTGTCTTTGTCTGCGGTCGTCGGAGTAAATTTAAAGAAGTCGTCGATAAATAAAACGGTTGCATTTTTCAAATCGTTCATTTCTCGGTTATAACTTGCGGGGTCAGAAACCACCGTTTGCTTTAATATCGTAACCGTGTCATACCACACTATATATCGGACGTCTTTCCCTTGCTTTATAAACTCCCTTACCATAGCCGTGCAAATATGGCTTTTGCCGCACCCGACCGCACCGCCGATATAAAAGCAATGCGAGTTTGTGTCATCAACAAATTTTTTTGCCTTATTATAAATCAAGGCTTGCCAAGGCTCTTCGTGAGTATATCTTGCGAAAGTGTATAGTTTTAACACCTCGCCGAGACCGCTCCACTTTGCACACGCCTGAGCCGCCCGGATCTTCATACACTCACACTCTTTTGCGTATTCGTTGTCGTCGTCACCCTCGCCGAGGTAATATATCCAGCCTTTATTTTTGCAAAGCGGACAGTTGTAGCCCGTCAAATCGCCCTCTTTCCGGTTCTCAGCCTCGATTGTTGATTTTTTAAACTCTCTGTAAGTCATACTATTATCCCCAACTGCCTTTTAATAGGCTTCGGCTTTTCCTCATATTCTTTTAAATCAAAAACGCCTTGATAACTATTTTTTATCGAATGTTCAAGTATCTTAACACCTTTATCTATATTGCCGTTAGCAAACTTTTTAACGTCTTTAATAATCAAGTCAAAAGCGTGTACTGTTAAAGGCTTCCTTATAGCCTTTCGCATTTTTATAAACTCTCTTAACGGCTCTCTTAACGGCTCTTCTTGCGATAAAATAAGATTTTCAAACTCGTTTTTTTCTTTTGATATGTTTTCTTTTCCTTTAATAGGTAATAATTCTTTATCTATCTCTATATCTTTATCTATCTCTATCTCTTTCTCTATATCTTTATCTGGTGGACAAATGTCCACCCCCTTGTCCACCTTTTTGTCCACCCTTGTGTCCTTATCTGTTTTTAATCTTAGCCGTTGCTGTTGCTTTTTAAAAGCCGAATTTGACTGACTTCCGACCATTTCGTCGAAGTTGGTAATTTTTAAAATTCCGTTTTCTTGTTCATAAACAAGCCCAAGTTTTTTGTACAAAGTCATCGCAACTCGTATAGTGTCGATCGTGAACCACTTTAAATCACGCTGTATTTTTTCCTCATCATAAGGAATTATAACTTCGCCTATTTCCCGGGATAAACAGCCGTTATTATTGACGGTTTTTAAGCATAATAACTGATAGATTACAACATAATTTGCCCCGTCTTTTTGTTCCATTAAGAAGTCTACAACGTCGCTTGTCATAAATTTATCGGTAAGTTTTATCCAATAGTATCGCTGTGTATTATATTCCGACATAAAACCCTCAAATATTATAATATCCCACTTGCTACTAAGCGGTAACAGCACCTTTCGCAAGCAGGATAGTATAAGCATATTATTAAGTCTTTTTGCAATCGTCTGTTACCCAATCGCAAATTGATTTTAGCACTTCGCAGAAAAAAAGTCAAGCAAATTTCCGCAAAAAACAGTTGACTTTTTAATTTCCCCGTGATATACTTTTCTCGGTTGTTAAATCAACTCCTTTGTAAAAACTCCATTCTTTTGGAAAAGCGTCCCGATTGTTCGGGGCGTTTTTTCAATCGTAAATGACCGTTTCATTTTTAACATCAAGTTTTAAAACTGTTTTGCCGATATACTCGGCATATTTTTTTTCGAGCATAGCCCCCTCGCTTTCGTTTGCGTTCGGAAGCAGAATAACGCAGTCCGCACTATCAACCATAGCGAAGCAAATTCGCATATAATCCGCTTTACTCATATCCTCAGGCAGAATTGCGGGCGATAAAATCGGACAGTCTCGCCCCATTTTTGCAACGACTTTTTTCGCCTCGGCAAAATCTCGATTATAATTCGGGTTCCCGCTTATCTTTCCCGCTAAATAGATTTTCATTTATTTACACCTCTAAGCCGTGTTTATTGTTTTTGTGGGTATTTACCCGCCCCGCGAGTTTTTGTGCCTTGTGGGGCGGTTTTTGTTAGTCAGGCGGGCTATCCGTCTCGATTTGGTCGACAACCTTTTTACATTCTTTCTCAACGTATGGCAAAGTGCAGATAATTCCGTCAAAACAAGTGGGGAATGCGTAATCAGAACCAAGCCCCGATTGTTCGAGGGCTTTTATATCTATTCCGTCGCCCAAGTGTCCACAATCAAAGCCGATGTAAAAGTCTTTTATCTGCCCATAATCATAAGGCAGATTGCCGCTTGAAAAAGATATTCCGCCGTGGCACTCTATTTTGTCGCAGTCGATATTAAAAGGGGCAGAAACATAGCCGCAACGAAATCCGTGTCTGTTTAAAATGCAGATGCAATCGTGACCTTTATACGTGAATTGTTTTTCAATAACCGCCCAACCGTTTATTTTTTTCATTTCTCTTCGTCCTCGTCTTTTTCTTTTTCCTGCCAAAATTCGGCTTTCTCGCCCCGTTTTGCCTTTTTGTAGTCGGTTATAAGGGTATAGGCTAAAACGCCCGTTACAACCACCAATAAACCGCTCAGAATAATAATGTTGCCTATCATTTCACTTTGTTCTCCTTTGATAAAAATTTTAAATCGTTTTCGGTAATTTTTTTATGCTTAAATGCTTCAATAACAATAAAGCCGTTTTTTTTGTGTTCGCCCTGTATTTCGTATGATAAAATATAATCGTTGTAACTCGTAGGGCGTTTCCCGTAAAAGTATGCGAACGCATTCCAAATCCTTGCCTTAAAGGGCTTTCGTCCGACTTTAAAAGCGACCCATTCGTCTCGTCCGTTCGGGGTGAAAAACCGTTCAACCGTGATTTTGTCTTTCAAATCGTCATCAAACCCTGATAGAAATTGCTGTATAATCATTTCTTCGCTTTATACCTTTTTAAAAACTTTTCTGCCGTGTCGGCGGCGGTGCTTGCGTTGTGTCTGTACGCCGTCAGAATTTCGCCGCAGACCTTTTCAAAGTCGGTTGCCGTTAAGTCGGGGCGGCGGGATTTGACCGTATAGGCTATAATCAACTCGGGAAGTTTTACGCCGCAGTCGTAAGCGCGGAATAATTCCGCCGTAAATGGCATTTCGCCAAGTTCGCAGAATTTCCAACGCCCGCCCCATTTATCGGAAACAACTCCCGCCTGCTCGTCAATTGTCATTTCGTCGAAGCCGCTTTCTTGTTCGTCGCAGAATTTCGACATCGCAGAAGAAAGATTTTCGGCGTATTGATAATCAAATTCGCCCGTTTCGTCGTCTATTAGTTTAAAAATTTTCATTTGTCGCCATCGGTCACATTTGCGGAAGATTTCAAGATGCAAAACGGACGAACGCCGCAGTCGAAGTTACAAAAATTGTAGTACAAAGTACCATTGTAGCCGACGTAACGGACAAGCTCGCTTTTATAATGGTTTTGACCTGAGTCTGGCGTGGCAGTCCACCACCACGAGCCAACGGGGAAGCGGTCAAGCGTTTTGACAAAACGGCGGTATTGTTCGCAAGTCAGAAGCCCTATTTTTTGCAGACAGTCGCCGAAATCGTTTAGCCCGTCATCGGCGGTTAGGTCGGTAGTGTGGGCGAGTATTTGCTCAATATCGAAACGTTGCAGAAATTCGCCATTTAACCACGAGCGAAGGCTCGATTTTGCGAAGTTCGGCGATTTATTGTCAAATACTTTTTCGATTATTTCGCCGTCTTCGTCTTTTAATAATTCTTTCGTGATGACTGCGACCCCGTCGGCGTTTTTGTCTAAAACGACCCAATCAAGCCCGCCGAAGTTCAGGACTTCGCCGATCTCGAACTCGTCCGCCCTCTTTGCGTTTAAAAGTTTTATAATTTCGGCGTTGTCGATTTTTACGAAAATTTCGCCGTTTTTGCGTGTAATGTTTTTTTCGTTTATTGTCAATGTAATTTCCATTTTTTTATTCTCCTTTGTTCGCCTCGCTCAACGCTTTTAAATAAGCGGTGTATATTGTGTTTACTGTTTTTAAATTCGCCCGAGCCTCCTCGTTATACTGTGAAGAGTAGTAGGCGATTGAGAACCCCGCCCATGTGGCGAGATCTTCCTTTTCCTCTCTTGTGCCTGTCTTCGCTATGCTTTCCGCATCCGCGATAGCCTGCTTTAATTCTTCAGTGTTCATTATTAACTCCTTCGGGGCGTCTGCCCCTCTCAATCTTTACGCCCTTAGTATACCACACTCCGCCGCCGTTGTCAACCCTTTTTCTTGTACTTTCGTTCGCTCCCCTTATACTTTCGCCCGCTCTTTATCTCTTTTATTTATATTCTTTTTACGCCCCCGGGCGTTTTATTATGGAAAGCACAAACAACCGACAAAGGGGGAAGGAGGGGGAAAGGCTAACCCCTTGCCGCCGCCTGAATGGTTGCAAAACACGAGAAGAGAAAAAAAGAAAAACGAAAAAAAAGAAAAGGAAAAGACGAAAAGCGAAAAGACAAACGAAAAGAAAAGTAATATAAAAGAAAAGATAAAAGAAAAGATAAAAGAAGAAAAGGGATAAGAAAAAAAAGAAAAAAGAAAAAAAGAGGCACGGGCGCGCAGGGGTGTGTGTAAGATAATATAAATATAGCGCGCTCGTGTAATATATTATAAATTCGGCGAGCGTGTAGATTATATATACACTATGCCGCCGTTTTTTGAAATTGTTGGGATTGTGTTTGTTTTGTGGTTGTTCTGTGAATGTGCAATAAAGCCCGCTTAAAGGGGGGAAGAGAAAAGACGAACGGCGGGAAGCGTTCCCGGGGGGCGGAGTTGTCCCGCCGCCTCCGACCGCTTCAACAGCAACGGCAGCCGCCCCGTCCCTATTTTTTGAGGGTGTGCCAGCCCGCCGTTTACCCACACCCAATCAGAAAAAGTTGACAAAAAGTGAGAGGTGTGATAAAATGGGGGCAAACGAGAAGCGGAGGGGTCACGGAGATGGCGGAAGACAGGCAAGCGGAGATAGTGAGGTACGACAGGGTATACGGCAAAATTCAAGGGAATCGGGAATTGAGGCAAAACGGGGAATTGCTCTACGAACTCGAAAGTCGGCGGTACGAGATATACTATGAGCAGATACACGGGTGGCTTGCGGGGCGGCAAACGGAACAAAGCGAAGGGGAGATACGGGAACACGTTCGGTTTGTAATTCAAAACGACCTTGTGCTTTGCGGGAATATGACGAGGCTGTATCTCAACAGGGCGCAGGACTTCAAGCGGAAAAAGAAAGACGACGAAATGAGTGCGAACTTTGAGGAATACGGAAAATGGAACGCACTTTATGAGGGGTTTTATGCGATAGCGGCGTTTCGGAGTTTGGAACACTTTGCGATATTTATGGAATGGGATAAAGCCCCGAGCGACAAAATGTGGGAATACAGCATAGACACGTTTAAAGACGGCGGGTTTAGCGGCTGCACGAAAGGTTTTTTCCATTATATGACTTCGGCGATAATGCAACGGCGACCTTCGTACATTGAAAAGCAACTGCCGACGGCTTACGGGAAATCGTACTCGGACAGTATGGCGATTGCGTTTATTTTGGGGTATAACAAAAACGAGCAGATAATTAAGGTTGTCGGAAATAACAGTTTGCCGTCAAAATGCACAATGCAAGTTGTGAACATAATGACGAACAAACGATACAGGCAAGTTTTCCCCGAATATGCGAAATTATGCGACAGCGAAAAGAACGTAAAAGACCAAATATTCTCCGTTTGCAAAATTCAGGACGGAATGTTGACGGTTCGGGGAAGTGCAAAAGACACAAACTACGAATGTTTTTCAAAGGGATGCGACCGAGACGGAATACGTTGTGGTTTTCTTTTTATGGATGATGTAACGCAACGAAGCGAAATTCTGAAATTAGATATGCACAAGTCAGACATAACAGCGTTTGACGGAACGTGGAAAAGACGAGCGGAAAATGAGGCGAGGCTAATTATAGTCAACAGCGGAACGACATACGACGCATACGACATTTTAAGCGTGTTGAAATTCAGATACAGCGAAGGAATGCTTTACAAATCGAGCATTAACAAGTGGACTTACACAAACAAAGACAAAACGGCGGCGTTCATCTGCGTACCGAAACTCGACGATAAAGGCAGGTTGACTTTTCCGCAAAAGTGCGTGTTAAAAAACGTGCTTGCCGACAAGCGTAACAACTACGAACTTTTTATGGCTATGGATATGCAGCAGCCGATTATTCCAAAAGAATACTCGTTTTATTGGGACTACTTGCAACAATATGATTATGTGCCGAGCGATTGTGCCGAATATGCTGTTGCCGCGCTCGACCCGGCAAGAACTGGGAGCAACTACGTTTCAATGCCTATTTTTCGGAAAAGGAAAGAAATTGACAATGAAAGTCAGACGGAAATTGATAAATTTTACCTTGTCGACTGTCTTTACGAAAAAATCACAATGGACGAAGCGTACGGTAAAATCGTAAACCTTGTTGAAAAACATCATATAACGAAATTGCATATTGAGCGTAATACAGACACTTCGCTTAAATACCTGCTTGCGAAAATAATGGCAGAGCGTGGAATAACATACTGCGAAATATCTGAGGTTTATTCGACGAAGAAAAAGGAAGATAGAATTTATGCCGACGAAACCGTAATAAAAAAGCATATTGTTTTCCCGAAAAAAGATATGTTTGAACTTGCAAGCCCAATGGGAACGTTTATGAACCACATAATTTCGTACAAGTACAAAGGTGCAGAATACGACGATAGCATAGATAGCGTGGGACTTTTTTGCGACAGATTTGTGCTTAAACACCAACAGTTAATGAGACCAAAAATAATTTCTTTGTAAATTTTTTTGCAAAAACACTTGACAAATGCGAAATTTTGTGCTATTTGTGAGAATATAGTAGAGGTGCATAGAAAATGCAAAAACTGAGATGTCCTATGTGCGGCAGTCTACTCATTAAGAATTGCGACCTTGTGACCGATAAAAAAGTCGAGTTTGGGTTGGATGAGATTAAAGCCGCAAAACCCGAAGAAGTCGGGAAAATTAAGTGTTATAATTGCAAACGGCAAATAAAGTATTTGCTTAAAGATTGACCGAGGTGCTTATGGCAGACGTAGATACCGAAAATTTACGCACAAGTAAAATTACTGATTTTGGGTTTAAAGGAATACCCAAAATAATGATACCCAAAACCGACGACGATTTTAGGGGCAGTGATTGGGGTGCGAGTATCTTAAAGAAATATTTGCCTATTTGCCTTTCAAAGCACAAACAAAATGCGGCAAAAATAGAATATTATCGGGCATATTATCAGGGCAGACAAGATATTTGCGAAAAGACGAGGCTTTACAGCAAGGACAGCGTAAACAATAACCGCATTACCGAAAATCACGCATTGCGGCAAATTGACTTTAAGGTTGGTTTTTTAACGGGCGAGCATAGAGAATATACTGCGAAAACCGAGTTAAAAGACGATCATACTTTAAAAAGCGAATTGTCAACGCTGAACAAATATTTTACAGATTGTAATTTTTTTGCAAAAGACAAAGACCTTAAAGAATGGGTTTATAATGTCGGCGTCGGTGTGACGGTTTGTAAGCCGAGAACTGATATTATAATCGAAAACAACGGGAATTATTCGATTTCGCCGTTTTTCGATATTGAAAATGAAGCACCGTTTGAAATTGCTACTGTTTCGCCAATAGACAACTTTGTTGTTTATTCGAGCGGAATAGAAAACAATCCGCTTTTTTGCATATCAATAGTCGAGGTTGAAAAAGACAGCGATAGCCCTTCGGTTAAAACGCAAAATGAAATTCATATCGAAACACGTTATGCAAGTTTTGTTTGTTATAGCAATTTATCTTACAGAGGACTTAACAATCTTCGTTTAGAAACCCTTAAAACTTCGCATTATTTGCCAATTATCGAGCATTGGGCGAATATGTCTCGAATGGGGATTGTTGAACTTAACCGAGACCTTTTCAACAGCATAAATACGCTTGTATCGAGCGTAGCGGATATGGTAGTCGATAACGCAAATATTATTTACGTTTTTAAGGCTACGGATATAACAGGCGAAGAAGTAAGAAAAATGGTTCGGCAGGGTGCAATAGTTTTGCCTGCTCAGCAAATAGGAACAAACCAAGCCCCCGACTTAAATACGATTACAATTTCAATTCCGTTTAGCGGTCTCAATGAGTATTACGAACAGCGTCTTACACAAGCATATGATATTGCTGGCGTTCCGTTGGCAAGTGGAGCCGTTACGAGCGGCGGTGATACAGGTCAGGCAAGGCTTTTAGGCGGAGGTTGGAATAATGCATACACAATTATTCGCAACGATATAAACTCGCTTAACAGAGGTGACCTTGCATTGCTTAAACTTATTTTGTTTTTATGCAAGTTGTACCCGAATTCGCCGATAAAAAAAATGTATGCAAGTCAGATTGACATAAAGTACAGAATAAATCAAAGCGACAACTTCCTTGTTAAGGCACAGGGTATTGCGCAACTTTATTCCACGAATATGCCGAAAGAACTTATCCTTAAATACAGCGGTATTTCAAGCGATATAGGGACGGAAGCAACGGCGTGGGAAGAAAAAGACACCGAGTTGCGTGGTGAAAAAACTTCGCAAGTTGATGATATAAATAGCGAAACAACGCTTAAAAATTCGACAGGAAAGTCGTAAATCGTGAAAATAGTCAGGAAAGACTTTAATCGTGGAGGAAAACTAAATGCCGAAAATCGACACAAGCACAATTCAAGGGTATGCAGATATGACGCCCGAACAAAAAATCTCTTATTTTGAAAGTTTTGAGTTTAACGACAATGCTTCGGAACTTGGCAAATTGCGTGAAAGTGTGAAAAAACTCACTGGCGAAAATGCCGACTATAAACGCAAATATCAAGCGAGCCTTGACGAGGCTGGCAAAAAAGAACTTGCCGACCAAGAACAAAAGGCACAGTACGAAGAAAGACTTGCAAAACTTGCCGAGTACGAAAAAAAAGAGGAATTGCTTAACAGCGGTTTTTCTGCCGAAGAATGTAAAGTTCTTATGGAAAAGAATTGCAGTGCGGCGGCGTACACGGAAATTTTCAAAAAAAGAGAAGAGGCTCTCAAAAAGTCTTTGGGGTTAGAGGGTATCAAGAAAACTACTGCCCGTGACGGTTTAGGTGCAATAGGAAACAAGGACGAAGAAGACGACCTTGGAACTCGCCTCGCAAAGAAAAATCTTTCAAACGGCGATATGCAAAAAATCAAAGACAGATATAAAATATAGGAGATAAAATAAATGGCAACTAAAACTTTTATGGACGAAAAAGATATTCGTCTTTTCCCCGAAGTTTGCGTTGAAATCCCCGTTATCGTAGGAAATGCCGGCGTGACTGTCGGAACTGACGGAAGAAAAGTCATTAAGGCTGGAACTCCGATTGGCTCGACCACGAATGTATTTGAAAACAGACAAACGGTTCTCAACGTAACTAACACGGCAAACGCCTCTGCACCCGCTGCGGCGGACGGCAAAAACTCTTTCGGAGTACTTATGCACGATGTTGACGTAACCAACGGAAATGCAAATGCAAGTATGCTTATTGCAGGCTATGTAGATTTGCTTAAACTCGACGTTACACCTGTCGCAGACGCAAAAACGGCTCTTTCGAGAATACTCTTTATAAAGGGGGCTAAATAATTATGGCAAAAATTTACGACGTAATAACCGCAAAAGCGATAGGAAACTTCTGGGAAGCGTCGGCTCTTTACAGAGAACCGTATTTTGGCGAAAGTAAATTCCCCAACAGAAAGAAACTCGGTCTTGAACTTTCGTGGATAAAGGGTGCAAAAAATGCTCCAGTTATGCTTATGCCTTCTGCGTTGGACGCTAAGGTAATTCCCGTATCTCGTCAGGGCTTTGAAATGCCCTCGGCAAAAATACCGTTTTTCAAAAATTCAAGACCTCTCAACGAAGATTTAAGACAGCAGTTTAACTCTTTGGCGGAATACAATTCCGAAATGGCAGAGACTATTTCCGAAATGATATTCAACGATGAAGCGGATTTGCTTGAAAATGCGGCACTTACAAGAGAAGTTCTTCGTATGCAGGCTCTTACCACGGGTGCAATTTCACTTGCTTCTAACGGTCAAGTTGTATCATACGATTACGGCATCCCTGCAGGAAACAAAAAAACGCCCACCGTAAAATGGGACGTTGCGGCATCTGCTGACCCGATCGCGGATATTAACGCTTGGATACTCGACCTTGAAAGTAAGAAAGGCGTTAAAATATCCGAAATGCTTATTAACAACGTTACCCTTTCATACATTCAGAAAGCGGCGGCAGTTAAAAACCTTATGTTCGCAAACGTTACAAATCAGCCTGCGGCGGCTTCGAGAACGAAGACGATTGAGTTCCTTAAAGAAGAAACCGGTCTTGATGTTTATGTTTATGACAAAGGTTACGACAATGACGGCACGTTTACGAAATTTATTGCGGACGGCACGGTCGTACTTATGCCTGCGGATTCACTCGGCAATACTTGGTTCGGAACTACGCCCGAAGAAAGTGACCTTATGAACGGCATAGGCACGAAAGCCTCTGTAAAAGTTGTTGATACGGGCGTTGCGGTTACCACTTACAAAGAAGAAGACCCTGTTACGGTTATAACGAAAGTTTCCGAATTGGTTCTTCCGTCATTTGAAATGGCGGACTGCGTAATAATCGCGAGCGTAAAAACAGGCGGTTAAAATGAATTGGATAACAATAACTGACGGAAGAATAACCGTTACAGTTCCATATCAGTCGTACCTCGACTTGTTTAGGCGTAACGGTTTTTCCGAAGTTATTGAAGAGGTGAAGAGCAATGACGATAGACGAACAATTACGAATAAACAGCGTAAAGTGTCAACTAAAAAAGAAATACCCGTCTCTAAATGATGTTGACTGCGAAAAGGCGTTTGATTTAGCCGTTGCGGACTACCTCATTAAAAAATATCCAAGTGAAAATAACAGACCAACGCCCGAAACCCTGCTTTATGATTTTGTGACGGTGCAATGCCTTTACAAAATTATGGATTATTTGAGCGGTGCGTCGGGTATACCCGTAGGTGTCAAGGAATACAGCGAAAACAGTTTAAAGTTTGTCTTTGATACCTCGGTGTTGGCGAATTATTTTGACTTCGGCTTACCAAAGGCGGCAATTCCTAAATGAGAGTTGGCGATAGCGTTTGGTATTGCAAGCGGACGGGTGAAAGCGAATACGCAGAGCCGATTGAAATTAAGACGGCACTTATGCACTTTACAGTAATGGGAAAGTCAGGCTATCTTGATATTCAGGAATATGGCGAAAACATAAACAATTATTTAACGGCGGTTGCACAGCCTTATGCAAAATGGGACGGCGTTTTCCACGAAGGAGACCTGTTTTATTGCAACGGGGCAAGACCGAGTTTGTCGGAAGAATATTACGGGCAAAATGCAAACTACGTTGTCGATACAATCGATTACGGAAATGCTCGTATAAAACTCACTTTAAAGCGGACGGCTTATTATGAAAGTAATTAGGAACGATTTGCCGAACTTTTACCGAAAATTACAAGCGTTACGTTTAAAAGAGATAAATTCAGTTGCGTGTGGTTTACTTGCTGAAAAATGCCGATCGTTTGCCGAGTTGTACTGGGCGGGCGAAGCGACCATAACAGTAGAGGGCGAGGGAACTGAACGCAAAATAGTTGCAAGCGGCGAGCAAGTCGCATTTATTGAGTTCGGAATAGGTATAGAAGGTAAAGGCACTTATTTAGGCGAATTGCCTCAAAGTGGCGTACCATTTACTGGGGCTTGGCACTATTATTATCCGTCCAAGTCAAAAATAGAAATTAACGGCATTAAAGGCTGGATAGATAACAATGGGAATTTCCGTGTTGGATATGCGGCAAAAATGCCTATGTACAATACAATGCGAGACTTGCGACTGTATGTTGAAACAGACTTTATAAATGACCTTAAAGGAGCGTTAGCGTGAAAGTTTTACTTGACGATATAATTGCGTTCATAGACGGCAAATTCGCCGCTGAGAGCGATTTTACTAACAAACCGCAAGGTCATTACGCTTATGAGCAAAATTTAATTCCTACGGGCGTTTTCCCTTATTACGAAATTCAAGTAATAGGCGGCAACGATAGGACGGAAGAATTTAATCGGCTTGTAAGCCGTGTATTAGACTTGCAGATAAATGTTTATGGCGTAAAAGCAAAATTAAAAACAAAATTGCAATCTCCGCAGGCGGTTTCAATGATACTTGCCGATAAATGCGAAGAATTTATGCAAGAGTTTAAATATGCAAACGGGGCGGTTCTGAGTTTGAGTGAAATTACTCGCAGTCCGACCTTACCATATAAGGACGGGGCAAAATCTTATACGACAGCATTACGTTACAGAATTGAAATTGCCTTGCCTTACAAATCTATAAAAGGAGAGTAATATGGCTAACTATACAGCATTAACTACGATAGGTGTAAAGGTCGGATATGCGTTAGAAACAACTGACGGCACTCGACCGACTTCGGGGTATAAGCATTTAAAAGGTTTCAGGACAACTCCCGACTTTAACGTTGAACCCAACACCGCCGATGTATCGACTTTTGAAAATGTTGAGTTTACGAGTAAAGTTGGTTTGCTTAAAGAAGCACCCGACAATTATAAGTTCGGCGGCGTTTTAAGCCAAGGACTTGGAACTGATTGGAAAACGCTTATTACGGCATACGGCACGGGAGCCAAAAGAATGTGGTTCGTTATCGAAGTTCCGGGCTATGATGAAGCAATGTATTTTTCGGGCATTCCTGAAAAGTTGTCATTCCCGTCTTTTGAAGTCAATAACGCAATCACCGATATGTCGTTGTTTATCAATGCGGACGGTGGCGAACCTTTGATAGCCGCTAAGCCTACTGAATGGGCGGCAGATTAAAATAAAAAAAGGAAAATAAAATGGACACTATAAAAATAAATGGCACAGAGTATGCTTTAAAGAAAATTAAGTTTTCGGGTATGTTAAAACTCGAACAATTAGGTCTCAGTTTAAGCAAATTAGAGAATATTAACGATTGCGTATTTGAAACGCTTACGTCACTTGCGGCGTTCGTAATGAATTGCACTCCTGAAAAGGCGGCGGCTGAAATAGACGCTCACCTTGAAAAAGGCGGCAGTTTTAACGACCTTACACCGCTTATCGAAATGCTTACAAAATCACCTTTTTTTACGGGAATGAGCCACACGGCAACGGAAGCGGTGGCACAGCAGTAAAACTAACAAGCAAATATTCTTCCATAGAGGAATGGTTACGGTCTGAATGGTTGTATCACGCCTTAGTTATCGGCGTTCCCGAACAAATTTTTTGGGGGCAAGACCCGAAAACCTTAGAGGTTTATTTTAAGGCGTATGAAAAACGCAGGCAGATTGATATACAAGACCAATGGCGGCAAGGTTTGTATTTTGCAAATGCAATCGCAAGCACGATTTATTTTGGCAAAGGAACGCCGCCCAAATATCCCGATATGCCATTTCAAGAAGAAAACGAAAGTGGTATTACGGAAGAAGAATTGCAAAAAGAACGAGCAAAATTTTATAGTGCTTTGCTTATGAGAGCAAAAGGACGGCAGTAGTATGGAAAACAATATCGACAAGTTACAACTGGATATTTCTGTAACGGGAAATGCGGCAAGTAGTGCAAAAGATATTAACAACCTCGCTACTGCCATTTCTAATTTACAGAGCAAAATAGGCAAAACATTTGAAACTTCGGGAATAAATAAAATATCTTCCGAAATTAAAAATGTAAAAGTTTCGCTTGACGGGCTTTCAACCGCTTCGCTGATAAAAATAGCCGATGACCAAGAAATAAGAAAAGGCAAAAAGTTGAGCGAACTTCTTGCGGATATTCAAGACAAATATAACGCAATAATAAAACAAGGCGGTAAACTCACAGAGGCACAAACAAAAGATTTTGAAGAAGCACAAAAAGCATTACTCGAAATTTATACGGGGCAAAGGAAAGACGTCGCCGTAAAACCGCCTAAAACTCAAAAATCAAAAAAGATAATTAAAGACGGCGAAAAGGAAAAGGACAATAAGAAAGAAGACAAAAGAGATAAATCAAGGCTGGCTGCCGCTATAAAAAGAATATCTATTTATAGAGCAATAAGAGCAGTAATAAGACAAATTGCTGTTTCTGTAAAAGAGGGAATAGAGGCAGTAGCCGAAGTTTCTCCGACTTTTGGAAAAACCTTAAACGAAATTAACGGAAAACTAATGCAAGTTAAAGCGAGCATTGGTGTTATTTCAACAGGGATTTTACAAATGCTGGCTCCTGCCTTTGGTTCGTTTTCTGATAAGTTTGCAGATATAGCAAACAAAATATCGCTGGCAAATGCGGTATTAAATAAAAATGAAAAATACGTTTCAGTAAATACGCAGGCGTGGGCAAAATATAAAAAAGCAATTAACGGAGCATTGCTTTCGTTCGATACCTTTACGACTTTAAATGCCGAAATGTCTTTGTCGGACTTTATGGACGAAAAAGCGGTTTCAGAAACCACAAAAGATGAACAAGAGGCTGCATTAAATTTACAAAGTACAATAAAAGGCGTTATTGATACTGTAAAAACACTTGCAACAGCATTAACCGATATTGTTAGTGGGATAATAGTTCCTATTATAAATTCGGGCGTTGTATTGTGGCTAACACAGGTTACGGCAGAGATTATTACAGTTTTAAATAATATCGGGCTTTTAAAAGGTGTTGTATTATCAATTATTGCCTTGAAAGTAGTAAGCGGCATTGCAAAAGTTGCAAGTGGGATAAAAATAGTCGTAAGCGGCATTGCAAAAGTTGCTTTAATGTTAGCAACAAGTTTAAACCCGGCAGTCAGTTTGTTGGCGGCAACAATAGCATATATCGCAGGTTATACAATAACTCAATCTCTTTTTGCAACGCTTTCGGAAGATGGGAAAAAAGCGGCAAGCATTATAGGAATTGTTACAGGATCTGCAATGGCTCTGTTGGCTGTTCTTATTGGCATAAAAGGAACTATGTCCGCTGGGCTTATGGCGATTTCTGCTGCGGGGATAGGCATTGCTTTGGCAAGCGTACAGCAGGCAATAAATTCATTTTCAGTAAAGAAATATGCAAATGGCGGAATAATGGAAGGTGCTGGAACACTTTATTCACTTGCAGGCGAAAGCGGTGCGGAAATTGTCGCCCAAGGCTCGCAAGGCACAGGCGTGGCAAATGTTAAGCAAATTGCTGAGGCTGTCTATCAGGGGCAAATGCGCGCGTTTATTGACTATAACGCCGCTCGTGGAGATATGAGCGGAATGTCTTTTGACGTTGACGGATATAGGCTTGGGCAAATGGTAGCAAGGAACGACGGTTTTATTAACGCTGTTAGACAAAAAAATCCGACGTTAAATTTTAGGTGAGAATATGAGCGTATGGTTCGATTATAATAATAAGCCCGAATATCAAATGTGGGTTTTTAAGGAAAATCAAGAACAAACAAGAGGTGAAGTAAAACTTAGAAGATATAAAGACGGTAAGTTTGTCGTGACGGGAAAGGCGACCCAAAATAAATTTTTCACATTGTCTCGCACAGTTTTTAAAAAGGGGAAATATTTAGTAAAAATTAAAAGAGACCTTTTTGAAAGTTCAACATCTGGGTTGTTGATTTACCTTGTAACACAGCCGTCTCAAAAAGAGTTGTATTTTCAAAATTCTGTACAAAACGATTTATTTTCGTACAATGCTCAAACTGGAATATTTGAAATTTACGAAGATACGCAATGTTTGATAAGTCTTGCAGTATACAAAGGATATAACAGCGAAAATTTATTTTACAAAACATTTGAAGTCAATATAAACAAAATCGACACAAATAATGTTGAGTTTGGTGTTGAGAAACTACATAATTATGCAAATCTTAATTATACTGTCGGTGGTATTACGATAAAATCTGTTTTAGGCGAAAACTCATTTACTATTACAGGCGGAACGACAACGGCTTATATTGAATTACGCATTTCAGACCAAACACTTTTTAAAAAAGGCAAATATTACTTTGACGTAAAAAGTTCGGGAAACGTTTTAAATGTCAACGAAAATAGAATTGCTCCATATATTGCAATATTTTCAACGGACGGGACAGAAGTAGGGCAAATTGCAAACAGAGGTGGCGGCATAATTGAAGTTCCTTTTGATTTTACCGCAATCGTGTTTTTTATGATCCCCGAGATAGGCACAACTGTTATTGCTGATACAATAGAATGGCATTTTTACAAACTTAGCGACCTTAACACAATTTACATAAGCGGTGCGGGCTATGTAGATTATCCGTTTAGAAACATTGACCGAGAAAGTCAACTTGGGTGGGATGCTCCCGTATGGGGATCGAGCCTAAAACGAACGCTTGGCTTTACACTTGAAACAGTAGACAGTGCGGCGTTTGGTGCGGTTGCGAGAGTTGAACTTAACCTTAAATATTTAAACAGCGAAGATTATAAAGCCCTTGCTGATATGTCAAAAGAGCGAGCCGTTTATGTCACTTACTTCAACCGAGAGACTGGCAAGTGGGTAGAACGGCAAGAAATGTCGTTTACTTCGCAAGAAATTGAGAAGTTGTATGCGACAAACACAAATTATGTTGGCGTTTTCAATACCAAAATCAAACTCGTAGCGACAAATCGTGACAAGGCTGAAAAAACTTACACGATTAAACTTAACAGCAATTACACGGGCAGTACGGAAGCCGCTGTTGTGGCAACGGCTAACTGGTGCGAGGGATTTGAGTTGTCAGATGATGTTTTTACGCAAAGCGGCAAATCAATAAAATATTGGAGTACAACTGCCGACACTTTGGGCGGAAAAACATATTTGGCAAATTCGCTTCTGACTGTTACTGACGATTTGGAGTTGTATGCAATATGGGAGTAATGGTTTCTTTATCAACCGTAACAGGTGATAATATTTATATAACAAAACATAACGGGCTTAAATCTTTCGAGTTTACTGAAAATATGACAAATTCCGCAACAGAACCTTTTTGCGGAGTAGTCTCAAATAGCGGAAGAATAATTATTGAAGATAAAAATTTAATACTTAAAAACGCTATTATAAATAATGTGTTGCAAAAATCGGGTTTTGAGGTTATAATAGGAAATTATGATAACGGTTGGAAACCCAAATACTGCACAATGCATGCAAAAAAAAGCGATTATTCGGAAGATAATACCTATACAATAGAAATTGCAGATACAATTTCCAAATGGACTGATGTAAATTTTAATGGAATAAACTATATTGATAGAGAGGGAGTAGCAAATCTATACGAACTGTTGTATTCTTGTCTAAGCAATTACGGTTATTCTGATATTGCTGAGGACTTAAAAAATAGTACTGATGTATATTATTTCCCGAAATCGGATGGCACTTTTTTTGAAAGCACAGTTCCGAATTATTTAAAAAAAATATACATTCCGTATACATTTTTAGATAAAACTTCATTTTATGATGCAATAACAAAAATATGTAAAGCCGCATTGCTTGTATGTTACAATACAAGAAGTGGGCAGGTTGTTTTTGTTCCGGCTATTGCAAAATGGAAATCAAAATTTTATGGGTTTTTAACTAATAAAAACTTTGCAGAGGAACCATTCAAAGATGTTATTATAAATAATGTTTATGATAAAGTTTCTGTTTTGGCAAAAAATGCAAAAGAAACTCTTGAATATGCAACAAATGTCAACACAGCAAACGAAACAGTAAACAATTATTCTATTTATAGCGACGCAAATGACGCTTATGCAGAAGAAAGATATAAATTTAATACATCAAATCATTCTCCAACATCGAGTTTATATACTTATTCAGCCGCTATTGCCGTAAATTCAAGGTTTTATCATACATTTAATATAATAATTCCGAAATATGACAATAATTATGCTCAGGAAAACTTAGATGTATTTTATGGAATGAATCAAGATGAAACGCCTAAAATAGGTGTTTATGTAAAAGGCAAAAAACAAGTATGGAATACTTATGTAGGAGTTGAAATTGGCGGCAAAGATGCAAGTAAAATCCAAATTCAATCAGGAACTCAACCAACAGCATACATTACAGTTCCAACTCTTATTTTTGGAGACGAAAACCTAACGGTTAATGACTCATATAATGAGCAGTTTACAACAAATGATGTTATTAAAAACGGGAAAGAACTTTGGAAAGAAGAAATAACGCAAAAAGGACATCCGACAACTTGGAGTGACGATAATATTGCGGCAACTGTTGCAACGTCATTTATTCAGGCTGATGGAAGAAGTTCTTTAAATCCAATCATACAAACCGTAAAGACATCAAAGCCAACACGAACTGCTGACGGCGGCTGGCAGTTTAGTTTGACTTGCGTATTAGGCGGAGATACACTACTATGTGCGACAGGAAGGAACCCCGAAAATTATTCAATATCAACGCCTCCTGGACAATACTGGCGATGTGCAAGAACATTATATACCCCTGTTTCAATAGAATTTTCATTTAATGGAACAAAAAAGGTTATATCGCTTGAAGATAAATATGTTTCAAGCGGCACAGGAACAACGAATGTTTATTTAATTAACGGCGAAAGTTCGTTATTGTCGAAAAACTCGCACATAAAAATAGATGGCGAGCAAAACGACACAAACCTTGCACAATATATTGCAAATTCCGTATACAATCATTACAAGGCAAACGGAAAACATACTATAACATTATCAATCGTAAACGGAAAAATTAAAGGGGAATATAAAGAGGGTTCTGAAATAATTACGATAGATTATATTCCTTGGGGATTTATAAAGTATGCCGATAATACCCTAAGACAACACAGAGACATAATTCGATGTAATGGTCGTTTTAATGTTAAAGGTGTAGATGAAAATATATATCGTTGTGTATCAGTATCAACTTCATACGACGGACAACTTTCGCAAAGAGTAATATTACAAGAAGAATAAAAGGAGCAAAAAATGGCTACAATAGAAATAATCGATAGCGGTTTAGAAAAATACTCGCTTAAAAGCGATACAAACGTTTTAGGGCGTATGTATGACAATAACGCCGAAGCGGTTGATATTATTATACCCGAAGCCGAGGCTGAAAGCGTTTGTTACGCAAACGTAATGTCTTGCGACGGCGAAGTGATTGACCGTATAAAAATCGAAAACAACTCATTGCCTATATCGAGCAATTTAACGCAGTATTGCGAGATTTATATCGGCTTTTCGTTTATTCGCCCCGACGATACGGAAAAGCAAAGCGAACAGTTGAAATTCGGTTTTTTGTATGCCATTAAACCTAAGGACTTTACGCCCGAACAGTCCGACACCGAAAAAGCACTCGCAAAACTTATGGCAAGCGGGTTCATAAAACTCATTCAAGACGGCAATACAGTTAAATTTTACAACTGGAAAGATATTGTTGTCGGCACAATTCATTACCAAGGCATAAAAGGCTTCAAAATCGTGGATGAATTGCCGACTGAAAATATTGACCCGCAAATAATCTATCTTGTAAAAGAAACAGTAGGCGAAGAATACGATTACTACAATGAGTATATTTATGTGGACGGGAAATGGGAATTGCTCGGGTCAACCCGAATTGATTTGAGCAACTACTATACGAAAGAGCAAGTTGATAAAATTATCGAGACTTTAACGGGCATTTTCAATGAAAAGGTTGATATTATCAACAAAAACATTGACAAAAAGTTTGACAAGATAGGCGGTACTGTAACGGGCGATGTGGTTGTTGGTGGAAACTTTACCGTTCAGGGCAAAACTACGACCGTAGACAGCGAAACTTTGCGTGTAGCCGACAAACTTATTGAGGTGGGCAAAGGCAACACAGCACCGCTAACTTCGCCCGCAGGGCTTTTTACGCCGAAATATGACGGGCAAAATAACGGTGGCATTGTTTATGATAATACAGGAACGGCTTATGTCGGAGATATTGTATTTGATAAAAACGGAAACGTTGATGTCGCAAAAAGTAATTTGCAGCCGATCGCAACAAGAGAAAATGCGGCAAGTTTTGAAGATAAGCATTTGCCCGTATGGGATAAAAATAATCAGCGATTAGCAGACAGCGATTATACTCCCGATGATTTTGTTGACTTGAAAACGCAACAGTCGATTGCGGGAATGAAAACGTTTACTGATGAAGTTCATTTCGGTACAACTCATTTCAGCAAAGACTTAAATGTCGATAATGCGGCGGTTAAGATATTCGACAACCTGAAAGATTTAGTAACGCAATACAAGGCAGACAGTATCGTTATCGACAACGGCACAGGTTCATCGGCAGTTCAATATGTATTGACTTTACCGAAAAAGACGGGTATGTTGTTGTTAGATTTGTTTAAGTTTTCACAATTCGGAACGTCGAATGACGGTGATAATTGGACGCTTAACGACAGTACAAAGAACTTAGAAATTAAATATCAAGACGCAAATTCTCATTCGGGTTTACAGATTGAGAAAGATTATATCGAGTTGTCTGACATCAACGGAACAGGCACGGCAAAGATAAGTTTAGCGTCAAACATTCTCAGCCTTGACTCGGAAGATAAAGAGGGAAATCACAAACTCGTTAGAATATCTCCCGCCAAAGTAAGTATAGGAAACGGAACGGATGCGTTTTTAGTTGAAATCGACTCGTTGAGTACGAAGTTTAACAATCGTCCTCAGGTCAAAGATAACGGCAATTATGTAAACGTTGCATTGGTCGATGATTTAAACAACTACGTTGCAAGTCAGAGCGAATCGGCGGATAAATATTATGCACAGATAACAAATGAAAATGGCATAATATCGGCGAGGATATTTAAGAACGGCGAAGCGGACGTACAAAATTTAATCATCAGTAAAGACGGCGTTACGGTATTAGGAAAGAATGTTGCGAATACCGAACAAGTTGACGGCAAAGTTGATAAATTGGCGGCTTCGCTCAGAAATCAAGCATACGTTCGTAACGCAAACGGCGAAGACAGCGGACTTGCATATACTTATACCGACGAAGGCAATACGTTGGCACTTAGAAATGCAAGTGGTCAGTTGCAAGTCAGCGACCCATCGCAAGATAAAGACGCAACGAATAAATCTTATGCTGATAACTTAAATGCTCGTTACGTCTCGACCTCGATATTAGGAGGCTAATATGATAAAAAGCATTTTAGGTGGAAAGAGTAAGAATTTATGCGATCTTGCTTATTTACTTACATTACCACTTGATAAAACGTTTAACAGTCAAGGATTTTGGCGAGTTTTCATCAATGCGGAGCCGAATACTACGTACACATTTAGTCGAGAAAATTCAAATCAAATAACAGAGTTTGGGAATTCTTATTTAGCAATAAGTACGTACGATGATATTATGCATAATTATTGGTTAAGTCATGGCTTGGTACCAGTTCTTAACTATAAATCGACAACATTGACAACAAGTTCAGATGGTAAATTGTGGATATTGTTCAATGAGAACTTTTATAAGAATTACTGGCAAAAAAACCTAAACCCATTTGGTTATATCCAGCTCGAACTTGGTTCAACTGCTACTGAATATGTTCCTCACGAACTAACCTCGTATAAGAGTATAATGAAAGTAAGTGACGTATGTCAGTTAGTTGATAAAAGTAAGTTTACGGCAAGTGGCACAACAAATGGTATAACGTGGGTTAGTAATGGTGACGGAAGCATTACGTTAAATGGAACCTGCACGTATGGATTTGCATTTAATCCATTTAATCAAGGAATTCCTGTTGATCAAACGCACTTCTATTATGTAAGTCCTTATATATCAATAAATTATAGTGTGAATAAAGATGGAACAGATGAAACAGGACATATCGCGTTTATTAGAACATCGGCACATCCTACCAAATTCAATACTGTATTTTATATATGGATTGACAAAGATAAATCATTTTCAAATGTAACCACATTTATCAATATAGACGACCTCACCGAAATGTTTGGAGCAGGAAACGAACCTAAAACCGTTGCCGAGTTCAAAGCGAAATTCCCGAATGATTACTACCCATATTCGCCGAGTTGTTTTGTGACGAGTTATGATGAAAGAATGCCATGCAAGACGAAGAATTTGTTTAGTTCGTCAACGGAAGTTGGAACGTTAGAAGGTGGTTTTGGTGGACCGACTGTTACGAGGAATTTTGAAGAAAATAAGTGGTATCAAGGCTTTACAACAAATGGGTATTATAGTCCAACAACTGTATTAGATTTTGATATACGTCCAAACTCGTTGTATGTATATAGTAAAGGTGCGGGTTACGGGATGTCGAGAGCAATAAAATGTGAGTCTAATACCGACTATTTTATATCTTGTTCATATAGCCACATAAGTGGCGGTGAAGGAAATGTTTATGTCGGATATTTTGATGAAGGTGGTAATTTTATATCAAATTTAAATATGGACAGGAAATACAAATTTGTCATTACAACACCGAGTAATTGTAAGTGGCTTATTATAAATTTTGTTACACGAGGAGTTGGTAAGGTGTATTTTTCCGACATTCAATTAGTAAAAGGCACGACGGCAACAGATTACGTTCCATACGGATATGTATAAGGAGATAATATGGAATTTAAGATATTTAAAAACGAAAATAGCAAAATATTAAAAGAATATTGGCTTACTCAATCTGAATGGGACGCACTCGACAAGACGACTGTTCAAGAGGGAGATATATATCACATAGTCGGAATGATTGACAAAGGCGATTTATCAGCTGACGTGAATGCGAGTTTGGCGAAAGGAGATAGTTCGCTGCAAAAACCGACTGCAACGTTGGCGAAAGAGAGTTTTGTTAAGGTCGGAATAGACGGTACACAGAAGTTTGATGAAAGTTCGTATGTTGTTGTTCCTTCGGCAGACGGCACGGCGGGTCAAGTATTAAAGAAAACGGCAGCTGGAACGGAGTGGGCAAATGAAAGCGGTGGCGGAAAGTTTTATAGACACAATTTAACTTGCAGCGACATAAGTAATAGTCAGGAAGTTGACATTAGTACCTATTCAACAAAACAAGAAAAGTTTACTGTTGATTATATTAAGGCACATCCAACTTGCTTAAATGGCTCAATTTCAACTGTGGTAAATGAAAACGGTCTAGAAAGTTTTGATAGACGAATTTTCCGTATTGAAGTTGACAACATTCCTCCCGCAGCCGACTTTGTAATCGAATCGGCTGGCATAACGCCAGTATCAAGGCAGTTAAAACTTACATCGGATAACGTAATCGAAGTTTAAGGAAAGCAAATAAGGAGATATATATTATGGGACTTACCAAACAAAACTACAAAGTAAAAGACACACCTTTCACACTTGAAAATGCGTATGCTTTAATAAAGTCAATGACAATCGAGGGCAGTTATGGCGTTGCTCATTTCGTCGTTCACGATACCAGAGAGCATTGTCTCTCGCTTAAACCGATTGAAGAGTACAACATTCCGTTCAAATTCGACAGGAACGAAAACCCGTATGTTACGGCGTACAAAAAAGCGACGGAAGGTTCGAGCGCGGTATACGTTGACCCGATAACGTTGCAAGAAAAGACTGTTGATAGTGGAATGCCGTTTTATAAGTGGTCGGACGATTTGCAGGAATAAAGTATGGACAGTATAAAAAAGATTGTTAAAATGTTGCTCATTATATTTTTCCCTATTGGAATATTATATTGCCTTTTGCATACTCTTGGGAAAGATTTCATCTGTTTTTTAGGTGCGTTATTTATATTTGGCATAGGAATACTTGTTGGAATATATATAATTAGCCCCGAAACAATACAACAATGGATAGGCGTTGTTCAAAACTTTTTTTCAAAAATGAGGTGACAAAATGGGCTTAAAAACGCAAAACTATAAAATTAAACAGTATGATATAACAATTCCGTGGGCTTATGCCATTATAAGGAAAATAACAATAGACGGCAATAACGGAACGGCTGAGTTCGCAATTCAGGAAACACGAGAAGCGGCAAAATTTAAAGAGCCGTTTGAAAAAGTTGTTGTAAATTTTGTCGTAAACCGCAACGAAAGTCCTTATGTAACTGCTTATAACAAAGCAAAGAAAGTCAAGCAAAACACATTTTTCGACACTACAACAAAGAAAATAACTGTTATCAGCGAAGAAAAAGGCGTTTTGGGCGGCTGGGAAGATGATTTTTGCAATGATGAAATTTTGCAAAATAATTCACAAAAAGACTTGACAAATACTATTTAAGTGTTATAATAAAACTATAAGTGTAAAAAAGGTGGATATTTTATGATAGAATATATTGAAAAAGCAAAACCCGGCGACGAAGAACTTGTCAAGTTGCTTGATGAGAAAATCGAAAACATTGAGATAGATAAACAGAACGAAATTGACAAGGCGATTGCCGAAATCAATGCAAAATACGACGAAAGGCTCGACCTTTACAAGTCCGACCGTAAACATTACGTTGACCTTGTAGCGATTGAAAAACCCGACGAAGAGACTTCCGAAGAGGAGTGTGCGGTTGCCGAAGATACGGCAGAAGATAACGCCGAGAGCGTAATAAACGAGGAAACAGGATATGTAAATGAGCAGAGCAATTTTTGAAAGTGCCATATCGGCACTTCAGGCGGAAAAGGAACAGTGCGTTCAGTCAGAGGCAACGAGAGTTCTTAACGAGGTTGTTATCCCGAAAAATGTTGAGTTTGATAACGAAAAACAGGCTCAAATTGTTGCGGAAAACGAAAGGCATAATAAGGCAATCAGTCTTATTGAGGAAACGACTTTGGCAAAGAAACAGGCATTCGAGAAGTCCGAAATGGATAAGATTGAAAGGTCTGTCGAAGACAAGTACCATTTTTCCGTTCAGATAAACGCCCTCAAAGAGATAATCGGATAAGGGGGCAGAGGGAAATGTTCAATCAGGTAAAAGACTTTTTAAAAGTTATTTGTGCGAACGAAGTCCTTATTTGGTGGATAATGGCGGCGATAGTTTTAATTTTATCGCAGGCGTTAAAACAACTTATAAAGATATTCACAAAAAAAATATCTGATGAGGGAACGAGGGAATGTGTTAATCAAACGATTATTTTAATTCCTGTCGGCTTGTCGTACTTGATATTGTGGCTTTATAAAACGTTTTATTTGCACGCTCCTATGGACTACCAAGAAGCGACTTTACTTGCCTCGTCTGCAACTATGATTTATGCTTCGGTTGAGCCATTTTACAAGAAACTTAAAGCGAAGATTAAAAAAGATACAAGCGACGGCAAGGTTACGCCCGACGAAATAGCAGAAACAGTAAAAATTACAAAAGGACAAATGAAACAGTTAAAAGAAATGTTTTCCGAAAAACCCGAAAAATAAAAGAGGACGGAAATGAATAAAGAAATTGATAAAGATAAACTTCAAATGTACAATTCGATAGTTCGTACTACCATTGTGCTTTGTTGGTTATCTTTATTTTCTTTTTGGGGAATAAAAATTTTAGGTGGCAACTGGTTCGAGGTTGTTGTTGATAATGCGAATTTTATAAAGTTTTCACGATTTGTGCAAAACTCGTGGCTCAGATACCTTGTCTCATTTATAACAATTTTTATTGCAAAGTATTTAACGCTATGTGCGGTTTGTCAGGAATTTTACTTTAATGGAATAAAACAACTTGTAGCAATACTCGGAATAATCTCAATATGGGCAGTTTGCAACTTTGTGCCATCTTCTTTTTATAATATGCCGTTTTGGTATGGTTATTTGTTTATAATTATATTTGCAGCGGTTTATCAGAAAGGTTGGCGTAAATTATCCTCATTTATATCTATTGCGTTAGAGATAGGCTTCTCGACAATTTCTATGCTTATCCGAAATATTCGGCTTGCTATGATTGACGATTATTTGCTACTTTTTATTTTGTCAATCGACGTGTTTATTATGTACCTTTTGTACTATTTGCACGCAAATTTATATAGAATGAAAAAGGGGGTGTAAATATGGCTCTATTGTTGGGTAGCGGCTGGCTCTCTAAGAAAGAGGCACAGGAAAACGGCTACAATTCGTGGAGAAGATTTTGGCATAATATAGGCTATGCCTTGTCGTTTAAATGGCTCAGAAAGAAAAAAGCGTAATCGGATTTAAGATTTTCGTATTTTTTGTTGGATTGCTTATTACAGTCGCAATTTTAGGCGGTGCGTGGCTTATAAACAAACTGCTACTTGCTCCGCCTTTAATTGTGTCTTTTCGCCTCGTTCGGACTAAAATTGAAACAAAGTTTGATATATGGCATTTGGCTACTATTTTTGCTTGTATGGTTGTTTCTACGCTTATTTGCCTATTTGGCGTTTACTTATCGTTGCCTATTGCGATAAGCCTTATAAGCAACATCATTGTCGGTTCGCTGTTTGCCGTTATAACGTGGAAAATTCAAGAAATTGTGCAAGTTAAAATTGATAAGGCTAAATTGCAAGACCGCCTTAATCAAATTGTTGCCGAAATAACGTTAAACGATAATTTCAACACCGAAACCTGCACAGAAGAAGAATTGCGGGCAAGATGTGCCGAACTCGGCTTTTCAGGTTGGAATACTGAACTTGCCATTGAATTTTTTATTTACAAGACAAAACAGAGCGACTTGGCAGATCGATTGTGTATAAATGAAAAATCGGTGACAACACGCAAACGACGTATGAAAGAAAAACTTAATAAAATGTAATTGTACACCTTTTGTGGGTGTACTTTTTTTGTTATATGGTTTATTTTAAAGGCGAGGGAAGCAAAATGGATAAAAAAGAAATTATGTTAAAACTCGCCCATTTAAGCGAGCAGTTAAATTTAATAAGCAAAGACTTGGACAAACTTTATGAAATTATGTCAAATAAAAATTTATCAAATACGGAACAGGAGGCTTTAAATGAACTTTTATAACAACCCGTACTACGGGGGAAGTTACTCTAACCCTTATATGCAACCGCAACCTCAGGTGCAGCCGCAAACGCCGCCTACACAACAGTTAAGACCGTCGGCGATACAATATGCAACCGAACAAGAAATAGCGTCTTATATCGTGTCTTACGGCGAAAAAATAATGGCGTTTGACCCGAAAGAAAAAATATTCTACATTAAATATTTGGACGGCACGGGTAAGCCCGTCTTTGAAAAATATACTTATGCGGAATTTATACCGCAAACAGCACAAACCCCGGGAAGTAATTACGTTTCAAAAGAGGAACTGTCGGGATATGTTCCCATAAGCAACTTTAAGGCTCTTGCAGATCGTATGGCAAAACTTGAAAACGCACTTAAAGGTACTGCATTGCCGAAACAAGGGGGCTAACTATGGCAGACTGTGATTGTAAAAAATTGGAAAAGAAAATCTCATTGCTTGAAAAGCAACTTAAAATGTTAAGTGAGCGGCTAACTTTAATTGAAAAAACACTTGTTTCGAGGTAAACACTATGAATATAAACCCCATTCAATTACTTTTGGGCGGTGGAAATCCGCAACAAATTATTGCTCAAATGGTGCAAGATGACCCGCAAGCAAAAGCAATGCTTACGCAAATGCAAAGTAGCGGAATGAGCAATGAGCAGTTCGTTCGGCAGTATGCCAAACAACGCAATATCAACATTGAGCCTTTTTTAAATATGCTTCGGCAAAAAGGCGTAAAGTTTTAAGTATATCTCGCCTTTCCATTCGCGATACGAAATGGCGTTATATAAATATTTTTAAGGAGATTTATACTTATGTATATGGAAGGTGATGTTCCCGTCACAATGGGCGGGGCAGGAACTGGAAGCGGCTTTTTCAACGGCGACGGCATTTGGGCGATAATTCTTCTCGCCATAATCTTCGGCTGGGGAAACGGCGGTTGGGGAAGCAACAGACAAGCGGGAGGCGTGACCGACGGTTATGTCCTTGCGAGTGATTTTTCCAACATCGAACGTAAAATCGACAACGTAAACAGCGGCATTTGTGACGGCTTCTATGCTATGAACACAGGAATGCTTAACGGTTTTGCGGGAGTAACGAACGCTATTACCACGGGCGGTTATGAAACAAGAAACGCAATTAGCGACCTCTCGGCGCAACTTTCAGGTTGCTGCTGCGAAAATCGTCTCGCTCAAAAGGACACGCAGTTTGCAATAGCAGGTCAGACTTCCGCTATTCAGCAGTCGCTTTGCACGGGTTTCCGTGACGTGATTGAAAATCAAAATGCGACTTACAGAGCATTGCACGACGAAATTGTTGCAAATCGCATAGAGGATAAAAATGCTCAGATAGCGGCTCAGCAGGCTGAAATAAATGCGTTGCATTTGAAAGCAAGTCAGGAGGCTCAGAACTCTTACCTTATTAACGCACTCAGACCGACGGCAATCCCCGCTTATCTGACGTGTTCGCCTTATCAGAGCATTTATGGTTGCGGCACTCAGGTTTGCGGTTCGGTAGTCTAAAAAGTCCGACTAATTATCGGCGAATATAGGAGATTGAAATATCCTGAATAACCTCATAAGGCACAGGACTAATCTCTTGTGCCTTTACATTTAATTAAAAAGGAGACAATATGTTACTTTTAGGAATGAAAAATACGGCAAGTCAAACAGTGCTTGCCAACGGAACTATAAACCTTGGTTCGGTTTACCGCAGATATTGCAAACGCACTTGTGCGGGTCTGCCAACTTTTGCGGCTAACGGAAACAGCATAACGCTTAACGGCGAGGGTATTTACCATATAACGGCAAAGATTGTCGGAAGCGGAACTGCGGCATGCGTTTTAACCGCTCAAATGACGGCAAACGGCGAGGCTGTCGCAGGTGCTTTTGCAAGCGAGACCATAACTACGGCAGACACGGAATTGAGAACGCTTGTGATTGACGAGTATGTAATGGTAGACAAAACCTGCGTACTCGGCAATTCTTCAGTAGTAAGTAAAACGATTGCGTTCCTTAACTCGGGTATCGCTTCTACGCTTACAAGCGTTGTTGTAAATATTGACAAGGTGGTGTAAGGCTATGAGAGGAATGAGAAGAGGAAGTGAACGGCGTTCGCAAAGAACGGGGCGTTTTATGAGCGGGAAAAGACGAGACTACGGATATGAGCCGAGTTTTAGAACGGAACGAGGAATTGACCGCTACGAGCGAAACGAGCCTTATAGGGGCGATTTTTACAACGATAGATATAACAGAAGCGAAACCCGTGACTATGGCTACGATGACGATGACTGTTATTTGTCAAGCAAGGAACTTATGAAATGGGCAAGAGAGTTGTTTGCCGAAATCCCTGACAGTGACCGCCCGCTTTTCAGCAAAGAAAACGTTGAACGTAAAGCACAAGAAATGGCGATTACCTTTAAGGACTTTACTTTTGAGGAATTTTACACGGCAACGCTTATGCTTTACACAGACTATTACAAAACACTTGGAATGGGCAACTTGGATATTTACGCAAAACTCGCCAAAGACTTTTTAATGGATAGTGATCTTAACGTCGATGGCGGAGAAAAACTCGCACTTTATTACGAGTATATCGTTTGTGCCGATTAAATATCATTATTTTAACGCAAACCCGTTAAACCGGAAAGAAAAAGATTGCGTTTGTCGGGCGATAAGCCGAGCATTTAGATTGTCGTATGATGAAGTTGAACATAAACTTGCTTTAATAGGTGAATTATTCGATTGCGATAAACTATGTGTTTGTTGCTACGCTCACTTGCTTGAAGAAGTTTTTGGCTTAGAACCTCACTACGCCCACGGTAAAACCGTAAGTAAGATAGCCCGAGAATATCCCCGACAGATAATTATTATTCGCCTTGACGGGCATTTAACAGTTGTTGAAAATGGCGTGCTTTACGACACTCGCAACTGCCGTAATGCGGTTGCGGATATGTTTTGGATAGTATAAAAAGGACGGCAGAGAGTTTATCTACTGCCGCCCTTTTCAATGGGAGAACGTGTGTGGACTATTTTTTGTTTTTGACAAGTTCTGAATAAAACTTATCAAGTGTGCCGCTGACGGCGTAATTTCGGTGTCTAAGCCGTATTATAAGGCAATCTGACCCATTTGTCTCAACCGTTGTAATTCGGCTTGTGTTGAGTATTATTTGCCGTCCGTCAGTCAATTTAAGTTTAATAAATTTCATTTGAGCAACCTCTTAAAACGGCAATTCTTCATCGGAAATTTCTGTCATTGCTATTGCAGGCTGTAAAGGCACATTTGGCGTTCTGTGTTTAGCCGCAGGTTTCGCAGGCTTTTCAACTTTTACTCTTTCCGCTTTCGGGCTTTCGTCATCTTGCTGTTGGTCTCTTCTCTTTATGTAAAAAAGTTCAACGTTTTTAACTCGTATATCTGTTTGCTTAATTCTCGAACCGTCTTTAAGTTCCCTCTCGGTTGTTATCAAAGTTCCCTCAACGCAAGCCTTGCTTCCTTTCGTTAAGTATTTAGCAAGAAATTCGGCTTGCTGTTTAAATACAACGAAGTTAAAAAAGTCTGTAATAGGGTTCCCTTCTTCGTCATTGTAGTCTCTGTTCACCGCAAGCGTAAATCTGCAATACGGAGTGCCGTTTGCCGAAGTCTGCAACTCGGTGTCTTTTGTTGAAGTTCCGCTAATAATTACTTTGTTCATTTTTTATACCTTCCTCTAATTCATAATAGTCAGGCTCGTATTTTTTGATTACGGGCTTTTTGTATTTCGGTGTGTTTTGCTCAATCAAATGGTCTTTTGCGGCTTGCAATGTGGTAAACCACTTTTCGCCCTCGTCGCTATAATACCACCTAAGGCTATCAAACATTACCTCGTCGCTAAAATTGCGGACTATAAAACTATCCTCGCCTATAAAACCAACGTGCTGTCCAATAACCGCTCCTCTGTAAATTGTAAAAACTTTTTGCCCAAACTTTACTTTCATTTTATTTTCTTAATTCCTGCTAATTCCTCGAAACGATCGAGTTCGTTCCTTATTTGCTCTTGCGAAATAGTCGGCTGTATAAATATAGGCAACCCGTCGCTTGCTCTTTTCATTGAGTGACCGATTTTTTCTGCCGCCAACTTTTCGCTTATAGGTCTACTGTCGGCAAGTCCGCTTTCCGAAGTGATAAGGTTTATCGAAACAAGCGTATCATCTATCCACTGAAAAACTGCCGAATAATCATAAGCGGTCAGCAAATCGTTATAATCTTTAACGGTTAGCCCGCAAAACCCGCAAAACAGTTGCTTAGAGGCACTTACTACGGCATATTCGTTAATATGCCCCATAAGCCTAATAAACTGCTTATAGGCGGCTTTGTAGCCGTCAGGCGGTATTTCTTCGGGTTGTTTTATGATAGGAAAATCAATAAATTCGCCATATAACGCACAACTGATTTTTGTCGGCGTACAGGTAGGCTTTATTTCGTTCCGTTTTGTTGCTCGTTTTGTGCGAACAGTATCGCCGTCTCTCGTTACCTTAGTGTCGGTCACATCATCGTCTGATAAATCAAATACTGTTTCGTCAAGGCTTTTGATTATTTTATCGGCTTTTGCCTTAAACCCGTATTTGTCAGCCGTCTCAGTCGTTTTCTTCGGCATTTCCGCTCCTTAAACCGTGGTCGAGAATGTATTTTAATTCGCTTTCTTTTATACGCCACGTCTTACCCAATTTTACTCCCCGTATTTGCTTCTTTTTCAAAAGTGTATAGAGGGTTCGGTGAGCATAACCTAATTTTTTACTTGCCTCTTCCAGGGTGAAAACTTCTTCCATTTTCTTATCTTCCTTTATAATTTCATTTTTTCAAACGCTTTCCACGAAGAATAACTTTTTTGATAAATTTCAGTTTCGCCGAGTTTTGTTTTTAACCTATTATATTTTTTATTTGCTCGTCTGCGATTTTCTCCGCATAATACTCTGATAGGTTCACTGTTGTTCGGGTATGTATGAAAACCTAAAAATTTTATTCCGTCGCTAAAATGCATTATTTGAGTTTTGCCGTTAAGGCTTAATTTTAAATTTAACAGTAATTTTGCGATTTCCGTTAAGCAGTATTTTAGATAATTTTTATCTGCGTGAATTAAATAAAAGTCGTCCATATATCGCCCATAATATTTGATTTTTAATTTATTGACGATAAAATGGTCTAACTCGTTTAATAGCAAGTTTGCAAATAGTTGGCTCGTTTGATTTCCAAGTGCAAGTCCATCACCGTCAACACTATCAATAAACATATCGCATAGTGATAATACCTTGTTATCTGAAAAATAAACCCGCAACTTATCTTTTAAAACGCAATGGTCTATTGTATAGAAAAATTTTGTTATATCGCACTTTAAAAAGTATCCATTACTGCCGTATTCTTCAAAAAAGTCTTTTTCATCTTGCAATAATCTATTTAGCCCATATAATGTGCCTTTGCCTTTTCGACCCGCAAAACACCTATCAATAAAATGTTTTTCCATTTTAGGAATAAGCACATTTTCGCATAGGCTCATTTGCACGATTTTGTCTTTCGGGTGAGCAGATTTTATTAAACGTTTTTTCGGCTCAAAAATTTCAAACTCATTATAAGGGCTAATTGTGTAACTGCCGTTAATAAGTTGTTTTTGCAAAATATAAAGGCTTTCAAGTGTCATACTTTCTATTTTGCATAATCGAAAACTTTTCCGTTTCCCTCGCTTAGATTTTTTCCACGCTCGATATAAATTACCAAAGTTTACTATTTGCTCAAATTCAGTCATAAAGTCAAAAGAAAGGTTGCATACTCTTTTGCATAATGCGGACTGATTTCGGCTTTTGCCTACTCTTTCTCCCTGTTTCCAGAACGGACGAACGCCGCTGTTGTTGTTACAATAATTGTTGTTCAATGTACCATTGTAGTTGACGTAACGGACAAGTTCGTTTTACAGTATGCAACCTGAATTTTTATTTATCTTTTGACCGCCAAGCAAGCGTTAAATGCTTAACGTCAGCAATAGACTTCGCCCAAAATTCGCTGTCGTCTGCTGACATAATTTTACACTCAACGCATAACTCCACATAAAAACTTAACTCGTCGCACAATATTATTGCACGGCTTTGTCTTTTGTTTCTCTCCGCAATATCCCTCATTTGATTAGCCTCAAACAAGTATTCATAAATCTGCAACGCTTTTGTTTGCATTTTGTCGCAGAGCGTAAATCTATACTTTTTCGGGAATTTTTTGCAATTTGAGGTTTTTGTGATTGTATAAACTGCTAATTGTTTCGCTTTTACTATTACTGTTAATTCCTGCATTATCGCACGACCTCGCAACAAGATTTCAAGATGCAAAACGGACGAACGCCGCTGATGATGTTACAATAATAGTAGTTCAATGCACCACCGTAGCTGACGCAACGGACAAGCGTTTCATATCCTCTTGTAGGCGTGGAATATGCAGTAGCAAGCCACCACCATTTTTTAGGGTTGTATTTAAGCATAATGTTCGTGTATTTGCAATATAATTCGCAAGTTAAAAGACTTACGTTGGCTTTGCATTTTTTATAATCTCTTAAACCGTCGTCTGCGGTTAAATCAACAGTATGCTCGCAAATGTTATTTGCGCCAATTAAAGCCGCTAATCTGACGTAATATTCGTCGTTAAGGAATGAATAAATTTCAGACATTGCAAAATTATTCGTATCGCTATCAAACTTGCGGCTATCGGGAAGTAAATCTTTTTTCAAAACCGCCGTCGTATCGCCGCTTTGTTCAAGAACTATCCACTCTTCGCCGCCGATTTTAAAAGTTTCGCCGACGGGAACGCTTGCAAGTTTCACCTTCTTGTCAAAAAGGTCTTTCACTCTGTCAACGGGAATTTCAAAAATGATTTTATCGCCATCACGTTTTACCGCTTCGTTATCAGTTACCTCAATCGTTATTTTTTTTGCCATTTTTCGCACCTCTCTTTTATTTGTTTTTATTATATATTTTTTATTGACTTTTGTCAACTATTGCCGCCATTATTATGCAAATTGTCAAAAATACTTACTTGGCTTCGTTCGGCATTTAGTCTTGCCATACCTTTTTCAAAATATTCTTTGTCGAGTTCCGCACCTATAAACCGTCTGCCAGTTTTATAACACGCTACGGCGGTCGTAAATGACCCCATAAACGGGTCAAGTATTAAATCGCCCTCTTTTGTGTAATAATTGATAAGTCGCATTATAAGTTGCAAAGGCTTTTGCGTGGGGTGAAAACGCTCGTCTTTATTTTTCATATTCTCTTGTATCATTCCGTTGTAAAGAAAATGAAAAACTCTTGCAACGCCCTTACTGCACCACGCTAATTCACAATCGCTGAAGTCGTTTCTAATCTTATCGTCGCAACGCTTATCCCACACAACCCAACTTGCCGTAGGCGGTAAAATGTTTGCGTAATAATTGCCGCCGAAAATGAGTTGATTGTTTGAGACCTGAAACATAAGGTCAAAATAGTCTTTTGAGAGCAACTTATCCCATTGTTTTTTATTATAGTTACGAGCCTTAGCATTTGGACTACCGCCGCCTATTATTTTCTGCCACCCAATTCCGTAAGGGGGGTCTGTGATTATCCAGTCGGCTTTTACCCCCCTACGCATTTCGTCCATAAGGTCAAGGCAGTCGCAGTTGTATACTGTGTTTATTTCAAGTGACATTTTACGAAAATACTCCCGTGATGTCCAAACCGTCAAAGTTTTTAAGTTCGGTTGCCGTTTTGATTATTTCGTCGCAAATCGTTATTCGGTCGGCTTGGTTTTCTGCGGTTTTTTGACCCTTTAATAATTCGGCAAGAAAAAGCAATTTTAAAAGACGTTTTCCGTACAAATCTTCTATTGCCAAATTTTCGCTAAAAAAGTTAATAGCCTCTTTTGCGGTTTTATCTACCGAAAAATATTCTTTAATTGCAATAAAACTAATCATTTCTTCGCAACTTGGGTTTGTACTTGTTATTCTCTTTTTCATTTTATTTCACCTCAATGTCAGGAAGTTTAAAATCAAAATAAATCTTGTAATGGTACGGGTCAGTATGCGTTCCCGTTATATCCTCAACAACGTAAATCGTGTAATCGTTTAAGTAAACATAATTCTTTTTATATTGTCCCGCTCCAACTTTTGCCGTTACGACAAGTTCGCTATTGTTCTTGTCGGTTTCAATATTGATAAAACCCTCAATAAGCATTACACACTTGTCGGTTCTGGCGTTATAAACAGTTACACGCCGTTCGCACTCAAAGTATTTAGCCTGTTGCGATATGTTATAATTTACTCGGTCTGCTTCTTTACAGCCGCATAAAGTTAGGGCTGCTGTTATGCAAATAAGTATTATTGCAGATATTTTTTTCATTTTATTTCACCTTTATTCTACCTTTTATTTTCTTTTTTTTATAAGTTCGGGGTTATCGTGAATGTTGCCAATTATTTTAAGGTTATACTCATCGCCAGTTAAAAAGGCAAAAGGATAATCACTTCGCCACTTACAATAATCCGGGGTAATAACAAATTTATATTTATTACGGGGAAACATAGTACGATATGCCAATATGATGTCGCCCTCAAATATCTTTTTGTCGTCCATACCTTTTCTGTTTATATACTCCCCCACGGTTTCACGGTCAACTTCGTAAGGGATAACGCAACCATTTTCAGCCACCGTATATATTGCGTGCTTTAAGCCTTTATTGCTTGCAACCAAAGCGTAAAATCCTTGCACCCATTCGCCGTTGTCTACTCGTTTGCCTCTAAATAAAATTTCCCTCATTTTGATTAAATACTCCTTTTTAATTGTTCAATTTTTTTAAGTGCTTCGGTTTCAGTTAAAAACAACGTCTTTCCTAAACTTGAAATTGCCGTTTGATATACCGAATTGCGAGCGAGTTTCAGTTTTAAACCTTTTTCTGTAATTATGATTTCCTCAACCTTTGTCTGCTGAATAAACGGCGGTTTGTGGTTTTTAAAAACTTCGTAAATAGTATCTCCGACTTTACAAGGCAATTTAATAAACGTCCCGTTTTCGATTTTAGATTGATATTCTTTTAACTGTTTTCGTAATTTAAGAATTTCAACTCTCATTTCGTGTTTACTCATTTTTAAGTGGACTTGTTTAGGCTCTAACAATCTATCTTCTTCCCAACCATAACGAAGTCTATTTTGTAGCGTGCCAATAGGCATTCCCGTTTCTTTCGCCCACTCGGTAACCGTTTGTGTTTTTCCGTGTATAGTAATTAACTTATTAGAACGCCTATTATAAGATTGCTCTTTTGCCGTTACCCACCTGCAATTATCAGAAGAATAGCCTTTGTTGTTGTCAATTCTATCAATCGTCAATCCTTTTTCATATCCGTTATTTACTGCCCACTCTCTAAAATTCTTTTGACCGTCTTTTCCAAGCCATTCTTCACAAACACTAATTCCCCTTTCTCCATACAAGTAAAAATATTTATAATCTGGATTTAAGCACCTACGCCTAATATCACACAAAACAATACAAAGTTTTTGTTTTGTTTCTTTTGTTATATCTCTATCGGTCAATCTTTTATAGTCTGTCATCTTACTACCTCTATTCTTTTAACGTGTGTTTTACGGAAAGAATAATTTGCGACTTGGTAACGGTCGGGCTTCCACTCCGCGCGGGTTAATATGCCCGTTATCGTTGTATCGTCAAACAATATAACTTTTACTTTCTTGCCAAAAAGGGCGTTTAACTCTTTGCTTTCGTGTGTGTATTTCATTGCTCTACCTCTTTATCATTTCAAAAACTCTCTTTTTCAAATTTTCTGCAAGCCGTATCTTTAAGCCTTATATCTGTTGCCGAACAATTTGAAATATGCCACAATTCACATTTATAATAATTCTTTCTGTTCCAACGACTGCAAATACAATGCTTACATTGCCCGCAAGTAAAACCGTCTAATGTTCTGTATGTTTCTTGCATTGTTTTACGTTTCCTTGCACCCTTTTTCGGTACAGGTGGCTCTCTTTCTTCTCCAAACAAATCAATCATTTTTCTAATTCCTCCAACTTTTTCAGCCATTTTGTTTTTATAACTTTTTCAAGATAGTCAGCATTGTATTTTGGTTTTGACGAAACGCAGGAAAACGGTCTGCCGAGTTCTTTCTCTCGAATGATTTCCGTTTCACGCATTTTGTTTATCATAAAGGCGAAATTTTCGGGATAATACTTGTAAAGGTACGCAAAATTTATAAAACTTGCCATAGGACAATACATACACCCGCAACGCTTTTGCGTTTCATAATAGTGGTTGAATATCGGTTGCGTTTTTGCCCACGCCCAAACCGTTTCTTCTTCGATTCTTTCTTCGACGAGTGGATAACGTTCGACTTTTTGCAAATCTACACGCTTTGCAAAACGCTTTTCTTCGTCAGCGCAATACCCAATATAAAAAACAGTATAATAACCTTGTTTTTCCATAAATTCTTGTAACTGCTTTTTCGCTGTAAGTTTATATTTATCGTTACACCACCGCGCAACCCTTGTCGGAAAGCCGTACCTTTCGTAAAGTTCGCTCCACG